CAACTGGCACAACAGAAGGCCCAGCTTGCCAACCAGGGCATCCAGGCGGGATCGGATGCCTACAGCAACGCATTGCTTCCGCTCGAGCAGCAACGGACGGACATAGCAAATCAGGGCGTCATCAACGCCGGCAACGTGGCGGGTCAGAACCTCGCGCAGGCCCAGCAGATCCATAATCAACCGCTGCAGGACTACTCCGCATTGCTGGGCTTTGGCGGTGGCGTGCAGCAGCCGACCTATGCCCCGGCAAGCGCGGGACAGGTCGCGGCGACCGATGTCACCAGCCCCGCCTATGCCTCCTATCAGGGACAATTGCAGCAATATCAGCAAAATCAGGCATCCAATAACGCAACAATGGGCGGCCTGTTTGGCCTTGCTGGAGCAGGATTGGGCGCTGCCTTTGGCGGCCCAATGGGCGCATATATTGGAGGAACTGCTGGTCGTTCAATAGCGGGCGGCCGATAATGCCTACGCTCGCCCAATACCTGATGATGAATCCCAGCTATGGATTGTCTCAGGAGAATCTCAAGACGGGCATGAGCACGGCCCCCGTGCATTCTCCATTGGAGGGCCTTGCAAGAGCATTGCAGGGCGGATTGGGCGGTTACATGCAGGGCCGAGCCTTTAATCAGGCCAAGGAACAGCAGGCAGGCGATGCTGCGGCTCTGGCGGACTTTTACAAGTCCTATGGTGCCGATCCATTGAAGATGCCCGATGTGGGCGAACTGATTAAATCCCATCCGATGCTTGCTGAAACGGCAGTGCCGATCATGCAGGGTCAGGCGGACTTTGCACGCAAGATGGCACTGGCCAAAGTCGGCAGCGATGCCTTGACGGCCCAATATGGGCTAGGTGGTGGACAACCACAGCAAGCGGGAGCGGGAGGCGGAGTCAATCCAAACAACATAGGCAATGTTCGGGAAGGCAATGGATTTGCCCAACCGCAAACGTTCGATCAAGGCGTTCAATTAGCCGTTAACACCGTCAAAGCATATCCGGCAAAGTTCAACAATGGCCAGCCAATGAATCTCATTCAGATTGGCCAGAGATATGCTCCTACGGGTGATGGAGCCAACGATCCGCTTCAATGGGCGAAGAATGTAGCCTCGATCGGTGGTCTTGACCCAACTAAGCCTCTCGACATGAATGATCCTGCAACCGCAGCGGCTTTTGCTCGAGGCGTGCATGGTGCCGAGCATGGCGCGCAGGCGGTCCAGCCGCCGGAAGTCTACGCGAAAGCATTGTCAGGCGGTGGCGCTCAAGTTGCACAAGCTAACCCAGCAGGCGGCACCGGCGGCTACAACATTCCCACGGCGCAGCCTGATCCGGCATTCGTGGCTAACGTCATTCGCCAGCACAATATTGGCCAGCTGACTGCCTCGGAAGCTCATGCCCAGATTCAGAATCACATCAAAGAAAAGCAGGCGATTCTCACCAAGCAAGCCGAGATGGCGGCTACGACTGCCAATGAAGAAAGAACCTCCCAGATGCGAGATGTTCGCTCCCGCGCTGAGGCTGCCCAGAATGTTGCCGCGCCAATTTATGCCCAGATACCGCTAGTGAATACGGTCAAGCAGATTGCGAGCCTGCCAACCCATGACAACCACACAGACAGCCAACTGCTGATGAATGCCGTGGCGGTAATTGCTCCTAAGATTGGCGCAGTGACCTCCGTGGATGATCTGAAGAAGGAAAGCGGAGTGGGCGAGAAAGTCCGCGAATATGCAAACAGGTTGGCGGGACACGGCGTATTGACGGCAGATGAGCGCGCCGGTTTGGTGGAAGCAGTAGACCGCGCCCATACCAATGCGAAGATGACAGCTAACGAAGTCATCAAATCACATGTGGCGCAGGCAATGGCGATCAATAAGGGCGCGCGGCCCGAGATGTTCCCTGCCCCGTTCGATGTCGGCCAGCCCGGAGAGCCCGGCCAGCCTGTCGTGACGAACGTGCAACCACAGCCGGGACCGCGAACCATCCAGGCGGGTCCTGGCGGGGCACCAGCAGCAGCAGCGCCACAGGCTCCGACGCATCAATTCATTCCCGGCAAGGGCTGGGTCTTGCAGTAAATGGCAGACCTTACCTTCACCATGCCGGATGGCAGCATTGCCAAGCTGCCGGATACGCTCTCGCCGGCAGAGATTACCGATGCGCTGAATAGCCATCCGGCAACGATTGCGGCTCTCCAGAGTGAACGCAAGACATCGATCACTGGCGACAATCTCGCGCGTGAGTTCGGGCAAGGGGTCCTGCAGGGTGGCGGTCATATGGCGACTGCGGCCGTGCGAGCGGCATTGCCTGAGTTTTCAAACTGGATGATGCGCGGTCCTGAACTGAAGCTGGCAGGAGAAGCACAGGTTCCAGATCAGACGGTTTCCACAGCTCCGACCTATGACGAGAGATATGCAGCCGAATTGGCGAAGGAAAAACAGGGAGCAAGAACGTTTGAGGCAGCCCATCCCTATGTTGCTGGGGGAACAAAGATTGCCGGTTCGGTTGCTGGCCTTGCACCCCTCGCTCCTGCCATTGCTGGTGCTGCTCCTGCAGGTGTCATTGGCCGCACACTTTACGGAGGAGTCGCTGGCCTTGGTCTTGGTGGCGCTCAAGGTGGTGTATCGGGTTATCTGGAAGGTGAGGGCGCCCCTCTTTCGGAAAGCCGCTTGCAAAGTGCCAAGGAAGGCGCCGCATCGGGAGCTCTCTGGGGCGGCATTGGAGGCGTGGCCGGAGTTCCGCTCGGCATTGCTGCGCGAGGTGCCTACACCTATGCCGCTCCCAAAGTCCTGAATAAATTAGGAAGCGTCTTCGAGGGCTCAGGACCAACGGCAGCAGAGATTCGCGGCAATCTCTTTCCTGCCGAGGCCCCGATCACTCCCAAGATGGTTGAAACGGCGCCCTATAGCGACATGGGCGCAGGGCTTGCCGAAGCCAGGGCAGCGCCTGAGGCTGCCGCGCCTTTTCGCCAGCGAGTTGCAGAGAAATTAAAGGGCACTGCTGAGAATATCGAAGTCAATGCCGCCTATGCGAGACTTGCCGATACGCTGAAGCAGCAAGGCTATACGCCAGCACAAGCCATAGCGAAGATTCGGGAAATCGGTCCCGCCACGATGCTTGCGGATATTGGCAAGCGTCTTCGCGGAGAGGCAGAACTGGTTGTGACCAAGGGCCATGGCGGCCAAGACGTGATGGAAACCGCTCTGGAGAATCGCGCCGCAGGAACCGGCGAACGCATGGGGGAGGCGGTAAATCAATATGTCGGTGGCGCGCCCAACTATTTCCAGGCGCACGAAGCGGCTACGAATACGCTAAAGAATACTGGAGATCAGGCTTTTGCAGCAGCCCGAGCCGCTGGATACACGCCCAATGCCGAATTGCAGGCGCTAAATTCCACGACTGCGATTTCCAAGATCAGGAAAACCATCGAACAATGGCACGTGGATCATGGTGTGCCGATCGATCCTGTTGACCTAGATCATCAGGTAAAGGAAGCGATTCAATCGACGGCCAGCAAACTCTATCAGCAGGAAGGCTTCAATTTCGCAAAACCTGCTGGCGATGTGGCGCAGAGATACAAAGCCGCGCTGCATGAAAGCATGCCTTTGGTCAAAGAGGCTGATACTTCGTACAAGCTGCATAGCGACATTCTCGATGCGATGGAAAAGGGACAGACCTTCCGCGCCAGAGGATTGGGCGAACGCGCGCAGGCTGTAACCCCGGAACTTATTCAGCGTGAAGTGGCTGGTCAGGCGCCAGAAGTGACGCAAGGACTTCGGACAGGCATTGCATCCGATTTCAACACGGCCCTGGCGCAGGGAGAAGCTGGCCCACATCAATTGGCGCGCGACATCGTGGGAAATACGATCATCCAGAAGCGTCTTGCTCCCGTTATCGGGCAGGAGAATACGCAGGGTCTTGTCAATGCATCCCAGGCGGAGCGCCTATATGGCAAGACCCATGTGAATGTCATGGGCGGCTCTCCTACGGGCAGACGCATGACGGCAGCAGCGGAGGAAAACATTCCCGGTGCGGAAGCCGCCATGCGAGGCGATCTAGGAGGCGCTGCCATGGATGTGGCAAAGTCTTTTATAAAGAACGTCGGGACGCGCCCGATGACGGAAGGAACGCGGGAACAGTTGGCAAAACTGTTGAGCCAGACCAATCCGGCCGAAAACCAGAAGATATTGCAACGCATCGCAGAGATGAATCAAAAGCGGCTGGCCAAGGCTCTGCGGGGTAGCGCAAGTCAATCTGGCATCATTGGCGCCGGTCAAGTTGGTGGAGAGCAATAATGGGTTTCTCAGGCGGCACATGGACTCCCCCAAGCTTGCCCGGCTCATGGAGCCCCGCCATCTCCGGACAGGCGGCGACGCCCACGGACTGGAATACACTGCTGGCAGCGATTGCGGCTGGTCTATCTACCATGATCTGCAAGGATGGCCAGAGCACGGTGGCAGCGGATATTCCCTTCTCAGGTTTCCGGTTGAAGGGCGTTGGCAACGGCGTTCTCTCGACCGATGCCGCCAACATGAGCCAGCTGGTCAGTGGAGCGGGTGTCTATGCGATTGATACTGGCACGGCCGATCTCTATGCCATCGCACCCGTTCCTGCCATTAGCGCCTATGCTGTCGGACAGGCGTTCCGCTTCAAGGCGATTCACACCAGCCTGACGACAACGCCGACATTGGCTGTCAATGGTTTGACAGCCGGCGTTATCAGTTGGGCCAACGGAACAGCCCTGCGGGCTGGAGATATCACCCTGAATGGGCTCTATGATGTGATCGTTGCCAGCGCGACGCCGACATTCCATCTGCAAACCCCGACGCCGGGAGTCAATACTACATCCCCCACGACACAGAATTTCACCAGCGGTTCGGCGGCAACTTATACGACGCCTGCTGGAGCGAAGTGGATCAAGGTTCGCTTTGTCGGTGCGGGTGGTGGTGGTGGTGGATCAGGGGGCACGACCGGACCGAATGGCACGGCAGGCGGTGATACGATCTTCAATGCCATCCATGCGGCAGGTGGCTCGCCAGGAACCGGAAACACGGGTGGAACGCCAGTTGCGACGGGTGGCGCGGGAGGTACGGCCGGAACTGGAACTGCGACCCTGCGCGTTCCAGGCCAGGCCGGTGGCGGCAGCATCTTTGCCAGCGGTGCTACCATCAATAGCACTGCGACGGGCGGTAGTTCTCCCTTCTTTGGTGGAGGGGGACCGACGATTGCTGTACCAACGGCCGGACAGAATGGAGCAGCGGGAGCCACTAATACAGGAGGTGGTGGCGGCGGTGCAGTGTCAGGCGGCACGACGGCAGGCGGCAGCGGTGGTGGCTCGGGTGAATATGCCGAGCTGATCATCGGTTCTCCGGCTGGGACTTATACGTACACCATTGGAGCGAGCGGGGCGGGAGGCATTGGAACCGGAACGGCTGCTGCGACAGGTGGCGCTGGCGCTGATGGCTTCATCACGGTTGAAGAACATTATGTCTAAGGTAAACTGATGACCGTCCCCAACATCTTCGGAACGCAACCGGCGGGCAATGTTCCGGCATCATATCTGGATGTGGATTTTGCCTATCTTCTCAATAGCGTATTGCCAAGCGTTTTGAATTATGGCGCGACAGGTAACGGGTCAACTGATGACTCGGCGGCGTTCACTGCTGCGTTCGCGGCCAACGATAGCGTATTCGTGCCGGTTGGAACCTACAACGTGGGCGGCGTGGTGATGGCTGCTCAAAAAAAATTGATCGGGGAAAATAAGTTCACCACAATCCTGAAGCCTCTTACTCCGCCCGCAGATTTCATTCTCAGCGTGGACGATGCCTGTCAGGTGTCCGGCATCTATCTACACGGCAATAACATCACTCCGAAGGGCATCAAGATCATCGGTGATTACACGGTTATAGACAACGTGAAGATCACAAACTGCACGCACGCCTTCCATTATTCCGCCGCTGACGTAGCAACTCTGACCAACTGCAACACAGACCACAATACGTTCGGCATCTATACCGACGACCGCTTCATCAACTGCGTGATCGACAATTTCGTGTCGGCTGGCTCGGATACGACCGGCATCTTCATGACCTATTCAACGACGCAGCCGCAGGCGGTGAGGATTACCAACAGCCTGTTCTTCGGCAACACAAACGCCATCGTGGTAGACAAGGACATCTTCGTTTTCGACATCACAAATACGGCAGTCGATGGCGGACCTGACAGTGCGGTGGTGCTGGGAAACAGCGTCGTGACCACCGGCGGCATGGCCAACATCAACATCAATTCCTGTTTTCTCGATGGCCATGTATCGGTAATCGACATTGCGGCTGGGTCCAATTCGGTCGAGATCACCGGAACGACCATCGGCAATGGCGTGACGGGCATCAAGGTGCGGGCCGATGCCACGCATCGTTGCACCGGCATCGTGGTTCGAGACAGCATCATCAATAACAACTCAGGTGTCGGCATTGCCTTCGACTCGGTGATCGGTGGGCTGGTCGATGGCTGCGTCTTCTCGACAGCAGGCGGGGCGCTCGACTTCCAGGCGACCAGCACCTTTGTCGGCGCCGACTACAACACGATTATCAGCAACTGCACCTTCAACAAGTCGAACTCGGTGGACCTGACGTTTGCCGCGGTAATCAATCCGACTGGCAGCGGTGCCATGGGCGCGGCCGTTCAGTCCGGCTTCTTCCAAAATCTTGGGGCAACTCAGTTGGGCACGGGGAGTGCTGATTACATCCAGGTCGAGGGGAGTGGCGCTGGGGCGCCGGCCATTGGCGGCACCGGATCATCGACCGATTGCAGCCCGGTGATCTGGGCCAAGGGTGCCGGGTCGGTTATCTTCAATTCCAATGGGCGTGCCGGGACTCAGATTGGCCTGATGACGCCGACCGGCTTCAAGAGCAGTCTCAACATAAGGCAGAACACTCCAGCAACCGAGACTGGGGCCTCGCGCACGGTTCTCAGCACCGACAATTGCATCATCGCCAACCGCGCGGGGACGGTGACGCTAACGTTGCCGGATGCCTTGGCTTACTCCGGGCGGACCATCCGGATAGTGACCATCCAGGCACAGGCGGTTGTTTCCGATAGTTCCAATGTGGTGCCTCTGGCCGGCGGTTCAGCGGGCACGGCCATCCTTGCAGCCACGGCGGGCAAGTGGGCGGACCTATGGTCCGATAGCAGCAATTGGATCATTACGGCGTCCAACTAAGATATGCATTTTTGCACCTACCGCGCTAATAGGGGCTGTGGCAAATTCGTGGCACCATGGATAGTCTTGTATCCGACCTGATGAAGACCCTATTAGGACTGGGTCCCGGCGGGGTGATTGCCGGTTTCATGTTCTATCAGTGGCGGGAAGAGCGGTCGGAGAGGCGTTCGTTGCAGGACGCAAACACGCAACTGCTGCGCGACAAGATCACCTCCGACAATGCCCTGACCTCGGTGCTGGATAGGATAGCAACCAAGGTCGGAGCGTGACATGGAGAATGGCAAGCGCAAGGAAATCAAGAGCCTGATCAAGGAGGCCGACGAGGCGCACAGGAAACTGATGAACGTTGTAGAGCGCCTGGAGCACAAGTTCCTGGAAGAAGAAATTGGACAGGAGCCATTTGAGATGCCCAAGCCCCGACCTATGCCGAACGGTAAGCACTGATGCCAATAGACCCACTCTCAACCCGGGGTTATCTCAACAACAACCCCGGCAACATGGATCGCAGCGAACCTCCATGGAACGGTGAGATACGCGACATCAACGAATGTCTGAACTACGTGCAGCGGGCCGAGCTGACGCATGGCCGGTTCTGCGTGTTCACCGATGCCGTGCATGGCATCCGGGCGATGGACAAGAACCTGAAGGCCTATCATACGAACCTCGGCTGCTCGACCATCCGCGACTACATCAACCGCTGGGCACCACCCAACGAGAACAACACGGCAGGCTACATCGCAAGGGTGGCCGAGAGCCTGAACGTCGGGCCGGATGATCGCATCGACATCTTCGACGCGGCGACGGCGTGTGCGCTGATCGACGGCATCATCCGGGTTGAATGTGCAGGAATGCCCTATACACCTGAAGTAATCGCCGAGGGCGTGGCGGCAGCAACATGATGGATTGGATCTCCAAGGCCCAGCAATGGGTGAACTCCAATTTTATCTTCTTCCTCATCCTGGCGACGATGGGGATGATCCTTGTGATCGGGCTGGCGCGGTGGGTATGAGGTGCTGCGGGCCGGACTGGATTCGATCCGGGATCGTGCTTCAGCCACGAAGCTCTGCAACGATGGCTTTGACCGGCCTTCTCTCCTCTTGGAACCCGGTGGGGTTTTCAACCTTTGGAGGGCAAGGTCAGGGAGTTCTGCTACATCAGGGTGCTTTGTTCTGGCCGCACCATACGACTGCCTGGACTTCAATTACCACGCCGCCGCAGCCCTGAGAGCATAGCACAATGCCTGTGAGTCTTCTCCTCCATTTCGCTCCCTACATCGCCATGGCGGTGATGGGGCTGGGCATCTGGGGGCTGTGGCAGGAGCACAAGGCCGATTCGCTAAAGCACGCCAACGATCAAGCGGTCATACAGCAGAACTTGAAGGACCACGCCAACAGCGAGAAACAGATCGGGCTCCTCCAAGGCAAATTGGAGGTCATCGATGCGAAAGCCCAGCCGATCATCCAGCGTATTGTATCAGCGCCTGTTACCACTGGCTGCGGTCCTGTCGTTCGCACTGCTCTCGACGGGGTGCGCGAACTCCGTGACAGCAGTGACGAGCAGACCGGACGCAAGCCTCCTGTCGCGAAAGGAGTGCCTACGCCCCTTGCTGCCCCTGTCAACAAGCCCAAGTGACAACGAAATTGCTGTCTTCATCGTAGGGCAGGAGCGATACAGCGAGTGCGTAGAGGCTAGGTTCGACGCTCTGGCTGGCTTCTTACAGGCCAGGTAATGCGGTCCCACCAGTAGCGGGCGCGGCTAATGATGGGAAGCATCGTCCTTGTCCCAATGTGAAAGCGGGCGTTTGGGATTGGAGATGATTCCGGCACCACAGATGGCAATGTAGATGAAGAAGCCGATCACTCCACCCCACCACATTAGTTCCTTGCTCATGGTGTCTCCTCTGGCTTGGCCAGCGCGCGGCGGGCATAGTAAGACCATTGGTCGTGCCACTTGTGCGGAGAAATGCCGCTCTCGTAGTCGCCCGCGATTTCCTCGCTGTCGATAGTGCCGCCATCAATCGCCTCAAGCATGTGCTTCACGATGTTTTCCAATTCCCGTATGCGCGCCTCGGCGGCGAGAAGGGCGTGGGCGACGATGGTTGCATCGCTTTCACCGACGCCAATCGAACCGTCTGGATTGATCGTGATGGGCGGTCCATCTGGCGCGGCCAAGATTGCTTCCAACTCTGCAATAGTTGGGCGTTCCTTCTTTGGCGGCTCAAGTATCCTGCGTGCGGCTTCTTCTGGTGTGGTCATGCTGCGCCGCCTTTGAGAGCCGCAAGGGCGTCTCTAAGCAATTGTCCATCGACCAAAGCGCAGTCTAGTTTTGGGCCACATTTTGATACTGCGTTTTCTAGCGCCTCCACCACGGCGGCACGACCAGCCCGAAGGCGCTGGAGTTCGCTCAACAAGGAATACATCTGCGGGTGCGTTCTGTAGATCGCCGTCATTTCTGACAATCGTTCGTCGCTGATGCGCTCCACGCTATCGCTCATCTGCTGTTCCTTTGGGTAGTCCCGACTGCGATGCACCGAACTCACGCTCTGAGTAGGTCATGTGCCACCTTTGGAAGGGGGATTTGTGGCGGGCAGGAACGTCCTGGCGATCCAGCGCGACAACGGCAGGGGGATCTTGGCGATCATGGCGCTCCATTCCTTGCGGCGCGGGTCTTTGGACGACCATCGCCTGGCAGCCTCGCAGTCATGGAAGTCCTTAAAGCCCTTGAAACCTGCAAAGCCTTTCCGTGGGTCGAGCGGCGGCATGAGCGCAGGCACGTCACCCCAAAGGTGATAGCTTCCGCAATTCCAGCGCGCCCGGCCCACCCACTTCTGCGCCCCGCGCACGTTCTCGACCACTAGCGGGATATGTCGGCCAGCCGCCTCGCTTGCCTCGCGCTGGATGCGAAAGCAGCTTTCAAAGAGCGTGTTGTCCGGTGGCGGCAAAGCCTTGGCCCGCTTCCACGGCATGGCACGATAACTGTAGGCCTGGCAGGGCGGCGACGCGACGATCAGCGCGGCATCCTTGAACTGCCTGCCGTGCAGCGTGAGGACATCTTGCACCACAAGCTGGGCCGGATAGCGATGCTCGCCGTAGACATGCTGCTCGATGTCGAAGCCCACCACGTCATAGCCCTCGGCAAGCAGACCTTCCGTCCATCCGCCAAGCCCGCAGAAAAGGTCAATGGCCAAGGGCTTCACCGCAACACCGTCTCGCCAGAAACCTTCCGTTTCCATTTCGACCTGGGCCACTTCGATTGCTTGGCTCCATGATGCCTGGCAGACTGGCGCTTGGCCTTGGCAATGCGTGCCACGTCATCCTTGGTCTTGGTTGCATGGCAGGTAACGTGCGAGGGAGCCATATAGGAACCGCCCAGCGCGAGCGGCACGATATGGTCGGCATCCCACTTCTCGCCCACGCGGATCTTCTGCTCGCAGATGTGGCAGATTCCTTTCGCAGCCTCGAAGATCTTTATGCGCTGGCGAGCGGATAGGCTACGACGCATGATGCCTGTCCCTGAACACCACGCCCCATTCCGTTCCCTTGGCGAACACGTAGTCGATCAGCCCTGAAAGCTCAGATTTGGTCATACGGGTGGTTGAGCGCCGGATGGATACAAACTCCCCCTCCAGCCCCGGAATCGTCTGTACGGGCAGATTTTCGGCCTTGGCGTGCGCGCTGACGAAGATGGCCCGCCACGAATCGATATCCCATTCCCGGCCTGCCCATTTGACCTTGGCCCTCACAATGTCTGCAAGCGCCGCGTGCAGTGCAGCATTCTGGTCGAGGTTCCGGGTCGGCTCCTTGAGTTGGCAGACATAGCCTTCAGGAGCCACAAGGATGGCCTCCCGTGCATTCTGCCGGGCTTGGGGGGTGGATAGCCGGAAGGTGGCGAATGCGCTCACGCAATGTCACCGCGCAGATAGGGACGCCACCTATCCCGCCGCAGTCCTCCCTTATCGCTTTCAGAGTAAGAATCTTGCGCCCAGTCGCCCAGCCTGCGCGGTACGAAGGAATCGTAGGATTTGCCTTCGTGGCGGCATGTGGCTAGCGTCTCGGGGTCGAAGCCGTGTTTTAGCAGCACCCGCGCACCGTCAACCATAGGCTGGTGGGAGACACAGACTTCCTCAGGAACTCGCGGGTCGTTATCGTCCATCCGCGCAATAAACTTGCCGGGGAACTTGGCGGGGGCGAGGATGAGGCGGATCATTGGACGCGCCCCGTAACCCTTTCCAGAGCTAAGTCATAGGTCTGCATGAGCTGCTCGTAGATGTCGGGGTAATTGGCCTCCAGTTTGGCCAGCGGCTTGGCCTTGCGCTTGCGCCAATCCTTCACTTCCTCTGCAATGGTCATGACGTTGAGGCTGCCGCGTTCATCGCGCATCCAGTTGATGGCGCCCTGCTTTACGTCCTCATCCTGGGCGAGGTCTGGGGCCTGGGTGGCGGGTGCATGGGCAAACTCCCGCGCCGTCTCGCGGACGTACTTCTCGTCATCGAACAAGCCCATGTGGATGTCGGCGCCAACGCCGATCTGCTTCATGGCATTGGACAGCGCGTCGGTATAGCTGGCCTTGAAGGCCTCATCGTTGGTGAAGGGGCCGTATTTGTTCTTGCCCAGCACCTTGTCGCCGCCGACGCCGTAGATGTGGGCGCTTTGCTCTGCACCGTTCATGTACCAGAGTGCGACAGTGCAAAAGACGAGGACTTCATCGCCCGCCGCGACAGTCTGAAACTCTGGCATTCCCATGCCCCACCCTGCACCGCAGGGGCCGAATAGCTCCGTCAACCGCTTGACGAGCCAGATCGGCTTCATCGCCGTCCCTGAGAAGCCGCCAGCCCGTTTGAAGTTCTTGGTGTGCTTTGGATCGGTCTTTTCCAGCGCCGACCAGATACGGAGGTTGTCAGTCATTTCGTGTCCTCGGGTTCCTTGCATAGCGGATCAATCAATTTTGCCGCTTCGTTCAAAAGGTCGATAACGGCCACGAAGGTTTCCTGATGTTCCGGCCAGTTCCCCAACATGCGGGCAACCCTGCGCCGCGCGCCACCCAACTCGTGCCATGAGCGGATAGCTTCATCACTAAGCCCCATATTAATCATTCCTTGCGCGTGGATTGTCGCAGCGGTTGGGAGCACCCTGCCTGCACGGCAGCCTGCCATCGTCGCAGTAAGCGCAGCGGTTGTAGACGAAGATGCCGGTCTTGGTGTGGTCCGGGCCCATGGCTTTTTCCATGTCCCGGCGCATCCGCTCGACGCGCTCGTACTCCTCGGCGGGGCTACTGGAAGTATGATAAACTTCGTCCTCCAATTCGTTCGCGCAATCAATGCAGAGCATTGCGTTGTCCGTGCCTTCTTCCGATATTGCCCCGTCGTCGCTATCGCGCATCTGGTCGCAGCGGTGGCAGATGAACATGCTCATGGCTTGTCCTTCATCTCAGCGAGGATGTAGGCGCGCGTCGCAAACAGCGCGGCACGAAAGCCCCGGTTGTATTCGGTCGCAACGCCCGTGGCGTCGGCCATCTGGTTGATTCTGTCCACCAGCTTGCCGAAGCCAAGTTTCTCGCCATGCTTGAGGCCCGTCCGCATGATCTCGGCGTGGCCCTTCATGATGCTTTCAAGGTCCATGATTCAGCCTTTCCAGAAATAGGCGCATGTCACGAACGCAACGCCGCAAAGCGTGATGACTGCTGCCAGATAGTACGGCCACATCGGCTCCGGCTGCGGGTCCAGCGGACGCGGCGTGAACTTGCCGGGCTTGTAGGATGCCTTCCGGTCAGCATAGGGCCACGGCCAGCCATCCCATTCGCGCTTCGGGTTATCGACGGCGAGGGCGACTTGGTCGCCTGAGTTGGGTGTGTTCATGGCCACCAAACTAGTCAAGGTTTGACAGTGTGTCAAGGGTTGACAGTTCGCTTCGCCTCGATTATTTTACACGGCATGACATTCAAGCAGGCGGTCAAGGTTCTCGGCGGACCCAGCGGCGCGGCCAAGGCGTCGGGGGTAGCGCGAACGGTTATCATCTACTGGCTGGCGCGCGGCGTTTCCAAGTTTCGTAAGGCCGATGAAGCCCTGATTATCTCGCTTGCCGAGCAATCTCGCAAATGATCCGCACCGCCCCCAAACACGGAGCGGGTCAGGGCCGGTGCCGGGCAAAGGTCTCCCCCTCCAGCGGCATCGGCCCACTAATTCGTGGCTTCGCATCGGGTTGAGAGGCAAGTGAAATGACACCGACCCAGGCATTGAAGCGGTACAAGAAGGCACCCAAGGGCTTCCGCAATCGTGCATTGGTACGCTTGCAGGATGTGAACCTTGCCGAGCTTCAGAAACGGACGAAATACGGTAATCGCAAGTGCGAATGGCAGGGCGAGAAGTTCGATTCCAAGCGCGAACTGGAGCGCCACCTTGTCCTGCTTGACATGCAGAAGCGGGGGGAGATTTTTGATCTAATCCGGCAGCCTGAGATTAGACTTATGGTGAGAGAAACGCTGGTTTGTAAATATATCGGGGACTGGGCCTATACCGTTTACAACCCGAAGCGCCGCGTAGTCGAGGACGCCAAGGGCTTCCAGACGCCCGAGTTCAAGCTGAAGTGGAAGCTCGCCAAGGCGCTCTATCCAGAGATTGACTGGCGGCTCTCCTGACCATGGATACGCCACAAGACGATAGCGCGCTTCGCCTCGGAGGCAATCGGCTATGAAATGGTTCGCTTGGTATCCGGTTCAAATCGCGAAGTCTCGCTGGCCAGAACCCGGAGACAAATGGGTGTGGTGGAAGTGGGTCGAGCGATGGAACGCGCCATTGGACGTAGGACTCGACGTGCTGCCGGACTTTCTGCGCCCCCGGTATCTGCGGCACTGGATTCGAGAGATCGACACATGACGCTTGGCAAAGCAGATGCAGAAGCGTAGCCGCCCGTTGACAATAAGCCGTGAGATATTATTATAAGCATTATGTACGCGAAGCTCTTTGCATCGCTCTATCAGGGCACCCTCAGGGGTTGTGCCGACGAAATCCTAGTCTTCACCAATCTCCTTGCCCACGCCGATTCATTCGGGATGGTGGATAAGCACTGGCGCGCGATCTCCGAAGAGGTCGGCATCAGTCGTGAGCGGGTCGAGAAAGCCATCGCCAACCTTGAGGCTGCCGACCCGGACAGCCGCAGTCCCGAGGAAGAAGGTCGCCGCATCGTCAAGATGGACGAACACCGCGTTTGGGGTTGGCGCATCGTAAACTACGGAAAATACAGGTCAATCCGTTCCGAAGAAGATCGGCGCACGCAGAACAGAGCGGCGCAGGAACGGTGGCGGAATAAGCAAAATAAGCCGCGTAAGCCGCCGTCAGCCCAAGCAGAAGCAGAAGCAGAAGCAACAAGCAGAGAAGAGTCTGAGAGCGCGCAAGCGCGCCCAACGAAAGGGAAAGCGAATGGACGAGGAACACGACTTGCCGAAGATTGGTATCCCTCGGAAGCTCTCTGCCATTTTGCCAGCGATCAGGGACTCGATCCGGCAGAAACCCGCGAGCGGTTCCGGGACTACTGGATCGCCCAGCCCGGACAACGTGGCTGCAAGGTCGATTGGGAAGCCACTTGGCGCAACTGGTGTCGCAACGATAGCACCACGGGAAAACGCGGTTCTAAGGGCGTTCGATCTACCAGAGACGGCGGCGATGCTGGCGCGTTCGCTCGCGCCGCTGCTCGCTTGGGGGGACGCGAGCCTATACGGTAGCCATGGTTTTGAGGGCATCAAGATCACCGATGTCAGAGTGATCGACGGCGTGAGTAGGCATCAGGCCGACGCCATGCTGAAGGCACTAGCGTCCTATCTCATGCCTTGCGAAGCCTCATTCGCCGCCCAGAAGCTGACGGAACTTCGCGTATTGACGGCGCACCGTGCGCGCGACGGACAGGATACCGAATTACTCGCAGCAGCCTACACGCGGCGACTCGCTGAATATCCGCGCGATGTGGTCAACACGACTTGTGACAGATGGGCCGACGCCAATCAATTCTGGCCGACGTGGGCTGACCTCAAGAACGAACTCGATAACCGGATGAAGGGTCGCAAGCAAATCCGCGATGCGCTGAAGGCCGCGCTATGAGCAACATGCCCTCCCTCAAGGAGAAGTTCTGGCCCGGCCGCAAGGAAGGCCAGGCATCGCACGACAAGGGGCGCCACACCGAGCAGTTCGTGCAGGCGCGCACGGCCAAGCAGATCGAGCAGGCCACGCCGGTCTTGAGGGACTGGTATGCGTTTATCGAGGCCAGCAGGAAGCGCGTGCCATGAGAGAGGAACAGATCGGAGATTGCCGCCTAATCCTCGGAGATTGTCTTGAAGTGCTCCCGACGCTCGGCAGGGTCGATGCGGTGGTGACAGACCCGCCTTATGGGATTGGAGAGGATGGTGGACGGTTTCGTGATCGCAAGGGAGGCGGGCATCGCGTTTTGCCAAAAGGAGATTGGGATTATGCGCCGCCACCCAAAAGGGCATTTGATCTAATCCGTTGTATTAGCACGGGACAAGTCATTTGGGGTGGAAACTATTTTAGCGACAAACTTCCTCCCTCAATGGGATGGCTTTATTGGCAGAAGTTAATGGGCGGTGACTTTTCGGATGGCGAGTTGGCTTGGACAAGTCGTGACGCGGCGGTTCGTGAGTTTACACTTTGCAACAAGATGCACGGCAAAGAACATCCAACGCAGAAGCCGGTGGAAGTGATGCAATGGAGCATCCGCTTCGTTGATTACGCCGACACCATCCTCGACCCCTTCATGGGCTCTGGCACCACCGGAGTCGCGTGTGTGAATCTCGGCCGCAAGTTCATCGGAATTGAAATTGAGGAAAAGTATTTCGACATCGCGTGTCGGCGGATAGAGGAAGCATATCGGCAGCCTCGCTTGTTTGCCGAGCCTCATCCCAAAGCAGAGCAACTGGAATTGATCGTGGCCAGCAAGGCGAGGGTGCCATGAGCGATGTGAAACGCCGCCTCTCGCGCAACAAGGGCTTTGCCAAGGGCTGCACGATAAACACCAGCGGACGATCTACGTTGCAATCGCCGCGGGTGACGGTGAGTTGGCCGCCTGATCTGCTGGGAAAACTATCCCGGGAATCGGAGGCAAAGAGCCTGCCATTTGCCGAGATTGTCAGACGCAGGGTGAGGATGGGGTATGCCAATGACTGACTACGCAATACGGGGCTGGGAGATCGTCCATGCCTGTCCGGATGTGGCCTGCGATGCCCTGCTCGAGGCCGCAGAAGGCAAGGAACGCATCACCATGCCCCACCGCACCATCCCGCTATTCAGGGCAGCATTCAACATGTGCGCCCCGCTGGCGAGACGGCATCTGGGGCCCAACGTGTCGGGGCTTGGCAGCTACTATTTCAGTCAGTCAGCCGGCTATTCCACGCACCTGGACAACGACTACGTGCAAGCCATGCCGGGCACCTTCCTGACCATCTGGTTGGCTTTGGCCAATGTGGGTAACGGCAATGGCGGCCTCGTCATCGATCGCAAGCTGATCGAAGTCCCCAAGGGTTCGGCAATCATCCTCGACGGTGACGTGCCGCACAGATCATGTTCTGGCCATGGTCCGCGTCCGGTGGTGGTGCTGACCTACATCAAGACGGGCTTTCCATTCAGGGCAGGCCGCGAGGAACGGGTCGAGGTGCCGCTATGAGTGATACGCCGACGAAGTACGCGCGCACACGCGAGAGCGAGTATTGGCTCATCTCATACGCGATACATGCCTCCCATGGCAGCGAGCCCATGCATTGGATGCCCGTTGCGGCAAGCGCAGAGACTGAAGAACAAGCCCGAAAACATGCCAAATGGCTATGGGATCAGATCAACTATGACTGCATCCGCGTCACTGGTCCGCATAAGCAGGAGCTTCCGGTGTCCAAGCTCATACCGGAGCATTTCCAATGAGCTTCGATGGCCGCACGCCACTTCGCGAAGATAATCTGATTTACAATGCGATTGACGACGCTCTTGAAGGCATCTCGCCGTCAAACATTCTGCAAGCCTTCCCGATCTACGCCCGCCGCGTCCATCTCAAGCGGTTCCTGGCACATTACGAACTATTCCGCATAGTCGTGGACTTGCCCGGCGACATCGTAGAGCTGGGCGTTTATCACGGCATCTCCCTGATGAGCTGGGCGAACTTCCTGGAAATCCGCTGCATGGGCGACCGGCAGCGTCGGATATGGGGTTTCGACAGCTTTGAGGGCCTTGGCGAGCTCGCGCCCGAGGATGGCACGGGCGATGCGGGAGTGGGTAAGATTGCAGGCGGCTATACGGGCAATGAGGCTGCCGTCTGCACTGCTATAGATATATTCGATGCCGACAGGTTCATTCCCTACAAGGCGCGCATCAAACTGGTGAAGGGCGACATTTGCGAGACGGTGCCACGCTGGGTGAGGGAAAATCCCGGCGTGCGAATCTCGCTGCTGCATTTCGATTGCGACCTGTACAAGCCGACGCTGACGGCATTGAAGGCCCTATGGCCGCTGGTTGTCTCCGGTGGTGTGGTTGCCTTTGACGAATATGGTATCCCGCCATGGGAGGGCGAGAGCAAGGCGGTAGATGAGTTCTTTGAGACAGTACAACTGCGGCGCTTTACATGGTCGAGCAATCCCGGTGCCTATGTGGTCAAGCCATGACCAAGCTAGAGCGCATGGCCAGAGCAATTTATGAAGAGTCTCCAGCATGGCTGGGGCCGCCGGGAAGTCAGACTTGCCCCGGCCGCATAACATGGGAAATGTTGAGCGATCTGTCATGGCATAAACGATATGGCTACGACATTGAGCGCATCAAATCGTTTGCTCAGGAACGTCGCGAGCGGGCGCTGAAGACAGCGAAGGCCGCGCTGCGGGCGGAGAAGAAGCCATGATCGAGCTTGCAAAGAAATGGTTTAGCGAGCATCCGCTGGGCTTCGTGGACATCGGCGCGCGGGGTGGCATGCATCCGCTGGTGGAACCGATCAAGTCTTACGTCAACATTCTAGGCTTCGAGGCTGATCAAGAGGCAGCCATTGCTGTCGGTGATTCTTGCCTGCATGTTGCTTTATCTAATCAAACAGGCTCGGCAACGCTGTATCGATGCGCAGCACCGACCAACGATTCTCTGCGGCCGATCAATCAGGCTTTTATAGATCGCTACAACATGGTGAAATTCGCGCAGATTGGATCGACTGAAATTCAGACCGAGACGCTTGATGTCGTTCTGCAAGACTTTCCGGGGCATGGAGAGTTTATCAAACTCGACACGCAAGGAACCGAATACGAAATATTGGAAGGCGCAAACGAAACATTGCTTGAGCGCACGGCAGCCATTTATTGCGAAGTAGAATTCGCGAAGATTTACAGAGAACAAAGACTGTTTGGCGATGTTGAAAGATTGCTGCGCCAATACGATTTCTCCTTCCTCGGCTTCGACAACATGAGTTACCGCAGCCGCACGCCATGGAAGGGACGTGAGCGGCTACTGCATGCCGATGCACTGTTCATCAAAGACCCGCTCGAACAGGAAATGAGCCAACGTCAACAGCAGGTGGCGGCGATGGCATGCATGCTCTGCGGTTATGATGACTTTGCCAGGGAGATCGTGGATGCCTTCAATCTCTGACCTGTCCAAAGCCCGCATTGTCGTGGTCGGTGATGCCATGGTCGATGTCTGGGTGCATGGGCGCGTTGATCGCATATCGCCTGAGGCTCCGGTGCCGGTATTTGTGGAGGAGTGGCGGGAGGAACGCGCAGGCGGGGCGGGCAATGTGATTGCCAATCTCATGGCTTTGGGCTGCCTGCCGGGCGACTTTGACACCAAAAATGCTCCCCGCAAGACGCGCTATGTTGTGAATAATCAGCAAATTTTCCGTAGTGATCTGGAGGATTGCACGCCGATCTCGCAGGCCGAGGAAGATTATATCGTGCGGTCCATCGCATCTGAGATAGATGTCGATGTCCTGATCATCTCCGACTACGCCAAGGGCGTCTGCACGCCGAGCCTTTGCCAGCGCCTTATCAAATGGGCGAAGGAGCAGCGCGTCACGGTGGTGGTGGATCCTAAGGGCGATGACTGGAGCAAGTATGAAGGTGCCTATGTCATCACACCAAACGAGCGCGAATGGCAGGCAACGCCCAATGAACCTGACACAGCAATAGTGGTGATAACGCAAGGCGCGGCCGGAATGCGCATCCTGCCTCCGAGCAATGAGGAAATTCACATCGCTGCCACCAACACCGGCCCAGTGGATGTAACCGGCGCGGGCGACACCGTGGTTGCAGTTCTCTCGGCAGCAATAGCAGTGGGCTTCGACCTGGAGAGCGCGGCGCGGCTGGCCAATGCGGCGGCAGGAATTGTTGTTGGACGTTTTGGTACAGCTACATGCACGATCGAGGAACTGGAGGCGGCTTATGAGAAAGATTGTGGGGCTAGCGAACGGATGCTTCCAATTGCTGCATGCGGGACACCTTCACTTGCTGACTGAAGCGCGCAAGCAATGCGACACATTGGTGGTAGGCATCAATTCAGATGCAGCCATTAAGAAGTTGAAGGGCGTCAGCCATCATTTTGAGGGCCTCTCGCTTCGTCGCGAAGCCCTTCGCCCCTATTGCGATGTAGTGATCGAGTTTGAGGAAGATACGCCCATCGAGCTTATTCTACGACTGCGCCCAGATGTGCTGATTCGCGGGGACGAGGGAGGGCTGCCGCTTGGCTGGCATCTTGTTCCGCGCCGCTTTCTCGTTCCGAAGCTGCCCGGCTACTCGACCACCGAAGAAATCAGGAAGCGGGCATGATCTACGCTGAAGCTCTCAAGCTGTTGGAAGCAACGCCGGACGACACGGCCAAATCCGAGCTATGGACCAACAATGGGAACGGCATAGCCGAAGCTCGCAGCCGATTCAGCGATGGACCGGCATTTATTGACTGGCTGACCAGCGTGGATTGCTTCACCGCGCCTCATCCGGCCAGTGACGGAGATCAACTCAAAACCATCGATAACTGGCTGGCCATTCTCAAAGATGTTCCGGTCGAGGAATCGCCCTACGCCACACCGAGCGGCATCGTGATGCGCGATGGCAAGCGGCTCTCCACCCAACTGCTACTCCATACCTACTATGCCGGGCGCATCGACACGGTAAAACCAATGGCCATCCTTGAGATCGGCGCAGGATTTGGCGGCCTGGCGCGCATTCTCAACAGCAAGATGCAGAGGCAATACACCATCCTCGATCTGCCGGGCTCGCTGTTCTGCAGCTATGTCTACCTTAAAACGCATTTCCCGGATCGCACTTTCAAATGGTGCCACACTGCAGCCGACTTTGGCACGTCGGCAGACTTCCACTTTGTCCCGGCGCGGCTGTGGAAGGACCTGATGGGCTATAGCTTCGACATGGCGATCAATACCTGCAGTATGGGCGAGATGCTGCCGGAAACCGTGGTCGATTACCTGTCACTGATCAAAGAAACCTGCAGCTATTTTTATAGCCACAACCGCACAGGTTCGGTCGTTATGCCGGGCGAGATATTGATCGACGAGACGGGAGCGGGGCAGACCGACCCGCTGATGCCGCCATCGCGCGAATTGCTGGTGCGCCTCAGCCTTGAATATCCGATCAACGAAGCAATCTTCGGGAAGAGCTTTCGCGATTTGCCGGATGGAGTTGATGAGATGCGCGCGAAGTATGCCAAGGAAGATCCCAAATAATGCGCACGCTGATTTCCTGCCAGACCCATCTGCGAACGCCCGACGAGCAGACATTGCTGCAGATATGGTGGGAATTGCGCCAGGAACTTGATGGGGATTCGGGAGATTACCTGATTATAGACAGCGCCAGCCCGATTGCGCTTCATACGGATGGTTGGGATGTGCAAAGGCTACTCAATGATGACCATGTTCCATCGATCAAGGAATCAACCATCATCAGATTTCGCGATGCCTTAGGTCATCCCTTCCATGATGGCGTGCTGCAGCGTTCGGGCAGCGACCGAGCCTTCATCAAGATGCTCGAGATTGCCATTGCCAGCGGATACGACAAGTTCGCCTATATCGAGATGGATCTGCTGTTTGCCCTGCCCGTGCAGGGCATCTTCGATCGCATGACCAAGCCATGCGCCTGCGGGCCATTGGTCAACCACGGCAAGTTTCCGGAGACTGGCCTTCTGTTCCTCGATGTCGAATACATCTGGAAAACCGATTTCATCGGCAAGTACAACTGGAAGGGCAGTGTGGTTCCTGAAGGCGAAAAGCGGCTTTGGAACATCATTGGCGATGATCTTGAGATGCTACCGTTACGCGGTCACAGGGATGCGGGGCTGACCAAACCGGGCGAGTTGGCCGAGCTATGGCCAGATGGCATCGACTTTCTCACCCATGCGCATATGGGCGTTTATGCTGACTTCCTGCGTCTCAACCACTTTCCAGAACTGGCAGAGCTATGCAATTGAAAGAAGCAACCGAGATCATGAAAATGATTAGAAATCGGGATCATGTTGGCTTAGGTCCCTTAGAATGGACGGCCATTGATACTGTTCTCCATGCCATCGATTTATTGCGGCGCGCACGTGATGCGGGGCCTATCAATCCATACAATGAACATGCCCTATTGGCGGGGGAAATAGATGCAATTAAAGACTGATCAATGGGCCTTGATAGGCGCCAACTGCCACGAGAAAGCGCAGTTCACGGGAGCCATCCACAATTTCCGCAAGGCACTCGAACTTGACCCCAATCGCCATGATCTGCGGGCCAATCTGGCGGACAACCTGCGAAGAATCTGGGAATTCGATGAGGCCCTGGTCGAGTTGAACTATGCCTGCCGTAACGGGATGTTCGACCGGGCGCAGTTTATTTACGGTTGTCTCTATCTTGACATGGGATTGCCCGAAAAGGCGCTGACCTATTTTACGCCGAGATTATGCACGACGGCCTATGCCCGTGACTGCCGGGGCCAGGCGATGCTGGGTGCCCGGAAATGGAAGGAAGGCTTCGAGCTCCGCGAGGCCAGACTGGAAATGACACGCTGGGGCAATCCTCCAGTCCCGATGTGGATGGGCGAACCCCTGGAGGGCAAGCGCGTGGCCATCCATCACGAACAGGGATATGGCGATGCGATCGCCTATAGCCGCTGGCTCAACCACATGCCGAAAGGTTCCTGTTCATTGGGCGTGCCGAGCGTGCTGCTGAAACTGATGGCGGCCAGCTTCGATTGCCCGGTGTTTAATACCAACGAGCCCTTTCCCAAGGATGTGGACTATTACCTCCCCATTATGAGCCTGCCGAACCGTCTTTCGATAAGCGAAATGACATTCGACAAGCCATATATCAGCCCGCTGGGCAAGTTTGACTGTCCTATGGACGACGACACCAGACTGAAGATCGGTTTGGTCTGGCGGTCAAAGTCAGGGATTATAGACACATCCCAGCCGGGGGCGGGTGTTCATGGCATGCAGAAGTCGGTGCCGCTCGAGCAGCTGTTGCCCTTGGCAGATATACCGGGCGTGACGCTTTACAGCCTGCAGACGGGCGGGACGGGCGAGATCGAGCGATTAGGCGCCGAATACCTGATCTATGACCTTGCAGCCAAGAGCATGGACTTTAATGATCTTGCGCTCTTCATGCAGGAAATGGACCTGATCGTGAGCGTAGACACGGCCCCGTTGCACCTTGCCGGCGCGATGGGCCTGGATTGCATCGGGCTTCTCAGTTGCAGGGGTGGCTGGCCTTATCCTGGAATGATACCGACGACGCCATGGTATCCTTCGATGACGCTGGTTCGCCAGCCTGCGCCGCATGACTGGAAGGGCGCAGTGGATGAAATCTGCGCGACGGTGCAGGCCGAGATCAGCATGATGAGCCAGCCCGAACCCATCTTGGTTGAAAGCATGTAATTTTAGGCGTATCGTCGCTGAAATAAGCGAATCGAGGCCAGATTTGCCCTCAGTCAGCAAGAAGCAGCACAACTTCATGGAAATGGTGGCACATGATCCCGCCGCCGCCAAGCGTGTTGGGGTGCCCCAATCAGTTGGCGAGGACTTCGCTGCAGCCGACAAGGGCAAGGAAATCAAAGAACTGCCCCAACACGTCAGGCCCAAGCTCGCCAAGATGCTGATGAAACGATGAAAACCATCGACATCCCGCGCCCTCCAGAGAACGCCAGCGTCGAACAATGGCAGGCATGGTGGGAGAACATGGTAGAGCAGATGGAAATCACCATCGCCATGCTCGAGAAGGTCGAGATAGACCGGCACAAGATCCCGCTGGATAGCTGAACGCTGTTAAGTTTCAACAGGTTACAATACAGTAAATGGCACGCCCACACAGACCAGCAGGCCCTTGGAGCGAGAAACCCTTTCGCGAAGCATTGCGCCTCGCTGTTATGGACACCGTGAAAGGCAAGCCGCGGCTGCGAGCCTTGGCCGAAAGCCTCGTCAATGCCGGCCTATCGGGTGACATCGCTGCCATCAAGGAGATTGCTGACCGGCTTGAGGGCAAGCCAGCCCAAACACTTGACGTGGCCGTAACGGACGAGCGCACTGTTATCAGAGCCCCCGAGCCCGCGCAGACTGCCGAGGAGTGGCGCGCCTCGCTGCCCAAGCCTCACTGATGGACGGCAGGCCCATCCGCATAGGCTGGGAGCCACAGCCAGGCCCGCAGTGGCAGTTTGTCAGATGCCCTGTGTTCGAGATCTTCTTTGGAGGAGCCCGCGGTGGAGGAAAGACTGATGCAGCTCTGGGTGAGTGGGCTAGTCATGCTGATCTTTACGGTGAGCACGCTATCGGACTTATGGTCCGTCGCACGCTCGTCCAACTCACTGAAACGATTGAGCGATCCAAGCAGATCTTCCGGCCTCTCGGAGCCAAGTACCACGAACAGGATAAGCTCTGGCGCTGGCCCAACGGAGCAAGACTGAGGTTCGCATACCTCGAGCGGGATGCAGACGCGGACGGCTACCAGGGCCACAGCTACAGCCGCGTCTACATTGAAGAAATAGGGAACTTCCCCAGCCCTGTGCCCATAATGAAGCTGATGGCGACGCTGCGTTCGGGCGCTGGTGTGCCGTGCGGCTTCAGAGCAACGGGCAACCCTGGCGGGCCTGGGCACCAGTGGGTTAAGGCGCGTTACATCGATCCTGCACCGCTTGGATGGGAGATCATCACCAGTGAGTTTAAGAACCCGTTTACAGGCACTGGAGTCAAACGCGACAGGGTCTACATCCCCAGCCGTCTTGACGATAATCGCTACCTTGGCCCCGAGTATGTCGCCAATCTCCATCTCAGCGGTAACGCAGAGCTTGTCCGGGCTTGGCTTGAAGGTGACTGGAGTGTCATTGCGGGAGCCTTCTTTCCCGAATGGGATACGCAGAAGCACGTGGTTCGGCCCGTAACGTTACCGAAGGACTGGACGCGCTTCCGATCGATGGATTGGGGCTCTGCCAAGCCCTTCTCGGTAGGTTGGTGGGCGATATCGGACGGCACGCTTGAGCAGTTCCCGCGCGGTGCGATCATCAGATATCGTGAATGGTACGGCATGAAGCCCAATGAGCCCAACGTTGGCCTGCACATGCCGGCGAACGAGGTAGGGCATGGCATTGTTTCACGTGAAACAGGGGAGGAGATCACCTATGGGGTCTTGGATCCGGCAGCTTTCTCAAGTGATGGCGGCCCTTCGATCTGGGAGCGTCTCGGTGTTAAAGCCTTCAGGAAGGCCGACAACGCGCGCGTTGGCAGACTGGGAGCAATGGGAGGGTGGGACCAAGTTCGGCAACGTCTCGTGGGAGAAGACGGACGCCCCATGCTCTACGTCTTCGAAACCTGCAAAGACCTTATCCGCACGCTCCCGGCGCTCCAGCACGACGTGAACCGACCGGAGGATGTGGATACGGCGGCAGAGGACCACGCCCCGGATGAATGCAGATATGCCTGCATGTCGAGGCCGTGGGTAGCCGACAACCAGCCCAAGCCCGCGCCGGTGTTCCCCGGAATGACGATCGGCGGGGCTCATGCGGGGGGAGCACCTACGGTGGATGACATCTGGCGCGACCATCAGCGGGCGAGGAACTGGGGATGACTTGGACTGTCTATGCGATTGCCCCGGAGGGGGACGAAGACCACCCATTCTATATCGGAATTACCATCGATCCGGCGCAGCGGGCGCAATCACACAATCACCGAGATTCGGCGGCTTATGACAAGTCGCAAGCTCTGGAAGTTCTTGGAAAACATTGCGTTTTATATCCCCTGGCTCATTACGCGACGGAGATTGAGGCTCGCGCATATGAGACGGCGATGATTGCGCTGCATGATGGCCTTATGAACCGAACCATCGCAGCCTGCACTCGGGCGATGGCGCAACATTATGACCTTGCGCCACCGAGCGAAAGTAATAATATGTCGGGCGAATTCCTGGCCGAGACAGTAGGGGCGGATGGCTGACACGACTGCCACATCCATTGTCCCGGCCTCGGTTCCGGGCAAGACGGACGAACTGGATCAAAGCCCGGAGCAGCTTGCCTCGTTCTGGCTGGCCCAGATCGAGTTCAGCGAGAAGAAGGTCAAGCAATGGAGGAAGCGCGGCGAGCAGATCGTGCGCCGCTACAAGAACCGCAAACAGGAGATCAGCTCTAGCGCACCGACGATTGCAGTCGGTCAGAAGCGCATGAACTTCGTATGGGCCAACGTGCAGACGCAGAAGCCCATCCTGTATGCCATGACTCCCAAGCCAAACGTGACGCGAAGGAACAAGGACAAGGACCCTGTGGGAAGATGGGCGGCGATCGTGCTCGAGCGGGTCCTTGCAAATACACTCGATATGCAGGATTTCGACCATGTGCTGAACCAGGACATCGAGAACCTGCTGCTGCCGGGATATGCCTGCTCGATGGTGGAGTACGTGCCTCAGGTCGAGGGTGATCAGGTCGGCTGGCAGGAAGCGCGGCTAAGGTATGTCCATTGGAAGGACCAGCTTACCAACGTCGCGCGGTACTGGCAGGAAGTGTGGTGGTGGGGTTATGTGAGTTATCTCACTCGCGCTGAAGTGAGGAAGGCTTATGGCAATAAGGTAGCGACGGCCATCGTGCTGGACCACAAGGCGACCAAGGACGCTGACGACAGCATGTCCAAGGCAACGGTATGGTGCATCTGGGACTCAAAGCAGAAGAAGGTGATCCACATCTCGACGGGCTATGCCCATGGGCCTTTGGGCATCTATGACCCGCCGGTAAATTTCGAGGACTTCTTTCCTATTCCGCGTCCGCTGTTTTCCACGACGGCGACGGACTCGACCATCCCGGTTCCCGACCTTGACCAGTACCAGGACCAGGTGGACGAGATCGACCTGCTGACGCAGCGTATCTACGTGCTGACCAGAAGCCTCCGGGTGCGTGGGCTCTATCCGGGCGACATGGAGTCGATCAAGCAGGCGATGGACAGCGCCAACGATGCCGACCTGATCCCCATTCCCAACTGGGCAATGCTGGGAGAACGCGGGGGAGCCAACAACCTGATAGCCTACTTCCCGGTCGATATGATCGCGAAGGTTCTGGAGTGGTGCTATACGAGCCGCGACAAGGCCATCCAGGCGATGTACGAGGTCACGGGCATCTCGGACATCAAGCGTGGCCAGACCGATCCCAACGAGACGCTGGGCGCCCAGAAGCTCAAGAGCCAGTTCTCGGATGTGCGGACACGCGAGCGCCAGAGGGATGTGCAACGGTACATCCGGCAGATCCTGCTGCATATGAGCAGCATCATCGGTCAGCATTTTGAATTGCCGGTTATCCAGAAGATGTCCGGGGTTCCATTGCTGACCCAGCAGCAGGCTCAGATGCTTATGCAGGCCCAGCAGGCCTGGCAGCAGTTCGGACAGGCCCAGCAGCAAGCGCAGCAGCAGGCCCAACAGGGCATGCCGGTGGCGATGCCGCAGCCGCCGGGCATCCCGCAACCTGATGAGGACATGCTGGAGATGCTGAAGGAACCGACCTGGGAAATGGTGATGAGCCTGCTGCGCGACGAGAAACTCAGAGGCTTCATCATCGACGTGGAGACGGATTCGACCATCGAGGCCGACCAGACCCAGCAGCAGCAGAAGGCCGAAGCCTTCCTTACTGCGGTGACGCAATACTGCGCGGCATGGGCGCAGATCCTGCCGGCCGCTCCCGATCTTGCCGACCTTGCCGGTGAAATGCTGATTTCAGCAGCACGGCTGTTCAAGATGGGCGATTCGCTCGAGGGCGTGATCGAGGAAGCGGTCGAGAAGATGGAGAAGAAAGCCGACCAGCCGCCGGCCCCCAATCCGCAGATGCAGGGCGAGCAGGCCAAGGCCCAGGCCGAGGTCGCCAAGGCCCAGGCGTCAATCCAGGAGTCGCAGGTAGATCAGCAGACTGCCCAGATAAAAGCGCAGGCCGAAGGGCAGAAGGCGCAACTGGATGTCGTGAACAGCGTGGTCGATCATCACGCCAACATGCATAAGGTGGCGGCCGACATCGCGCTGACGGACGCCAAGGCCGATGCAGCCAAGCGAACGCAAGGACCAACGCAATGAGCGAGACGATCTGCAATCCCCAGACACTGATGTTCAATGGTGCTCCGGTGAGCGATGCCAACCCTCTGCCATGCAATTCGACGGCCGATACCAGCGCCCCGGTTTCAACGGCACTGTTGGCTCCGGTGACATGGCTTATCAACGGTGCCCTGGTAAGCGACACCAATCCCATTCCAATCACGCTCCCCTGAGGTAGCCATGCCAACAACCGATCTTCTCAATCCAGTAACGCCGATACTTGGCGGGGCTGTTCTGTCTTCTGCCAACGCGATGCCGGTCAAGGTGATCAGCGGCGGCGGCACGGGAATTACAATCAATACCAGCACCATCACGGGCGGCACGACCACGCGACTGCTATATGACAATGGCGGCACGGTGGGGGAAACTGATGGAGCGGTCACCTACAGCAGCGTAAACGCCGGGCAACTCACTCTTACGACCCTGCAGGGCAATTCTGCGGTCAATCTGCTGATCAGTGCTTTTGCATCGCAAACGATCAATTTCGGTACGCCAGAAGGCAGCGTTGCGCTCACGATTTTCCGCACCCTGAACGACATCTATTCTCCTAGTGGCGCGACATTGGGAGCGAATGGCGCTTTTGGCGGGCTCGGTCTGTCTTCGGCGGCTGTGCTTGGTTTCAAATCATCGGCCTCGGTGGTTGATGTTGGACTTACGCGAACGGCCGCAGGTTCTTTGGCAGTTCTCGGTTCTAGTACGGCCATCGCGGGCATAATTCTAGCCTCTTCTGCGGTCCTCACTGGTACTCTTACCTATGGAACTGTGACTTTCGCCTCAACGGTCACTGGTTCCGGTTCTCTAGTTGGCGGCACGAATCCTAGCCTTTCCAGTCTTGTAGCGACAGGAACTCTGACCTATGGCGCCGTGACGCTTGCCAGCACTGTCACCGGAACTGGCAGCATGGTCCTGTCTGCCAGTCCGGCGCTTACCGGAACGGCGTCAGTAGCTGCCATGACGCATTCAGGATTGGCGACCTTCTCTTCTGCGATGGTCTACGGCGGCGTGACCTTGAATAGCACTGTCACCGGAACAGGTTCGATGGTCCTGAGTGCCGCGCCCAGCCTGACCGGCAATGTGACGCTGGTATCGGCGGCGGCGACAGGCATCCTGACCACCCAGAACGGCGTGGCAGCTTCCGCGACGGGCGCAAACTTCGCCCTGCAATTCAGCAGCACGGCGAGTTTCGGCGTGATCTGGGGAGCACTTGGCAGCGTGGCTCCTACCATCGCAGCCACGCAGGGATGTCTTTACATCAATACATCTGGTTCAAGCACGGCGACCCGCATGTATGTCAAGGTTTCCGCCGCTGGAACCTGGACCAACTTCACCACTGCAGCCTAAAGGGAACGACATGGCCAACGAGCAACTGCAGAACGCACCAACGCCGACGATAATGTATCCGAAATCGTCGGGTATCTATCTGATGAGCCGGGTGCAGGAACTGACGGCGAATGTTGCCGACCTGATCAATGAGCTTGTGGCGCGAGATGCAAGGATTGCCGCCATGGAGGCGCGCATTGCCGAGCTGGAAGGTTCCCAGTCCAACGTAACAAACATCAAGGCAGCCGATTGAAACTCTCGGTCCTAATCCCGAGCCGCGGCCGTGCCTTCCGGCTGAAAACCATGCTCGACACTATTCGCGGGTTGGAATCGGGCAGGCATGAGATCAGGTATGTGATCGGCTGCGATTCGGACGATCCTGAAACCGTGACAATGGGCTACCTGCAGAAGCTCTATGATTGCCGGATTGCGCCACGTTGCATGGTTCGCCAGCCGTCCTTGGGCGTGATGATGAACCGGCTGATCGATGAGAATCCGGCCGATGCCTATGTCTGTCTCTGCGATGACGTGGTGGTGCTGACCCCTCACTGGGACGATGCGATTGCCGATGCCTGGACAGTCAGGCCGGATGGTGTGTGGTGGTGGCGCACGCTCGCGGTTCGGCCGGCAACCTATGCCATCGTGAGCGAGAAATGGCGCAAGGCATCGGGTCAGATCTGGACCGATTATTTCCCGTTCTGGTGGGATGATATGTGGCTTCTCCAGGTCTGGATGTTCGCGTCCGGTCTTCCAATCCTTCCGGTTGAAGCATGGCTGGACGATCAGGCGGTGGCGACGCATCGCATGAGAGATCTGCGCTTCTGGAGCGATTTCTATACCTGGAGCAAGGGCAAGCGGCAGGCCCAGGCGGTCCGCATTGCCAAGGCTCTGGGCTGGCCGCCGGCACCGCTGGATGACAACAACCGCTGCGATGTCAGCGCGGCGTTCTATCGGGAAGCGGACAATATCGAGGCTAACCAGGGCGACAAGTTCCCGCCGACAGTCGAATACCTGAAGGCCAAGGCGCGGGCCGAACAGATGATGGGGCTGCGATGAGAACGACATTCCGCTGGGACAAGGACATGGAATGCCTTGTCGAGGTGCGCTCCAACTCGAACTATTTCGAGGAGCCGAAAGGCCCGCACCTGATCAGCGACGACATGGGCGCGGGCGTGAATGGCCTTCGGGCGATGTACCGCAAGGACAAGAAGCATTTTGACTCGAAAAGCCGCTATCGGGCAGACGTGAAGGCCCATGGGCTCGAGATCAGCGGCAACGACGACATGCGGGGCAGCGCGCCGCCGAAGCCTGATTATGGGCAGGCCGTGAAGGCCGCCTATGAGCAGTTTGACGGGAACTATCAGGGCATGGCCGACCGTGTGAAGGCGGAAGAACAACGAACCGCATGGAGACGCAACAATGGCTGACAGCATCCTTGATACGGTGAATGCCGCCTATGACAGTCTTGAAACGCCTGAGGCGGCTCCTGCTCCCATTGTCGAGACTGAGGGCTCACCTTCGGCAACTCCTGTACCGGAGGAAACGGAACAACAGGCGGCGGATCGTGTCCGCGATGAAGCAGGACGCTTTGCCAAGCAACCCAAGGAAAAAGAGCCTCGGCCGACGCTGAAGCTCAAGACGCCACCGGCACCGGATGAACAACCGGGCGCTGCCTCCCCCACGACCCAAAGTGCAGCGCCGCCGGTGGCACCGGAGAAGATCGCGGCGCCCCAGGAATGGTCCGGGCTGGCCAAGGTCCGATGGGACAAGCTTCCGGCGGCCGTGCAGGAGGAGATCGTTAAGCATGAACAAACGCGCGTGGCGGCAACTCAGGATCTGTTGCCACTCAAGGAGATGTTTGAGGTCAATCGGGAATTTCTGGTCAATCAGGCTGGTTCTGTGCCCGAAGCAATGCGCCAGATGATGCAGTTCGCCCGGTTGTCGGTTGACAATCCAGTTGCATTGGCGGAACATATTCTTCGCTCGAAAGGGATTGACCCCCGCACTGCGTTCTCTGGCCAGCCTCAGGGCGGCCAAACGCAGCAGCCACAGGACATTCAATCTTTGGTCGCGCAGCTCGTTGAGCAACGCCTCCAGCCTTTCCAGGCGCAGGCCGAGCAACAGCAGAACCAGCAGCTAGAATCCACGATCAGTCAGTTCGCAGCCGATCCAAAACGGCCTTTTTTCAACGATGTCCGCTTTCATATGGGCCAGTTGATCCAGGCCGGGGCCGCCAAGTCCCTGGAAGAGGCATACGAACAGGCTACGTGGGCCAACCCGGCCATCCGCGCTCATCTCCTCGAGACACAACGCGAAGCCACCGAGAAGGCGAATGCTGCACAGGTGCAGAAGGCCAAGTTGGCCACGCGCGCCTCTGTCAACGGATCGCCTCTTGAGGGTGCGCAACCACCGGGAGGCCGTGCAAAAACCGCCCGCGATGCTGTCCTTCAAGCCTATGAGGATCTGTCGGGGGCCTAGCAAAAGGATTAGACCATGGCCGACCCCGGCCTCAGTGAACTTGTAACGACAACCCTCCGGAGCCGCACGGGTGAGCTTGCGGACAACGTTACCCGCAACAACGCCATTTTGCGGGAACTAGACAAGCGTTCCACCGGCCTTCTGCCATTCGATGGTGGTCGCACGATCCTTCAGGAAATCGACTATGCCAATAACACGAATGCCACGTGGTATTCGGGTTATGAGACGGTAGCGATCAACCCGCAGAACACCTTTACCTCGGCAGAGTTCGACATCAAGCAGTTGATGGTGGCGGTCTCGGTTTCCGGCCTCGAGATGCTGCAGAACAGCGGCAAGGAACGGTCGATCAACCTTGTCGCCTCTCGTGTCGAGAACGCCGAACGCACCATGAAGAACGTGGTTGCCCTGGGCATGTACTCGGACGGCACGGCCTTCGGTGGCAAGATCATCGGCGGGCTGCAGTTGCTGGTGGCAGATACCCCGACCGGCTCGGTGGGTGGCATCAGTCAGTCATCCTGGCCTTTCTGGGCGTCGATTGCCGGCACGATCGGCTCGGCGGCAGCGGTGATGCAGGCCAGCATGGACGACATGTATGTCCAGCTCGTTCGCGGCACCGATGGGCCCAAGCTGATCTTGGCGGATAACACGGCCTACAGTCGCTATCTGCAGTCCATGCAGACCATCCAGCGCGTGACCGATCCCGACTGGGCCTCGGCAGGCTTCAAGAACCTGGCCTTCATGGGCAACATCCCGGTAATCCTGGATGGTGGCTATCAGGGCAGCACGGCCCCACCGCCGACTCCCGGCACAGGCGGTGCACCGAGCGCGCATATGTACTTCCTGACCACTGATTACATCTTCTTCCGGCCGCACAAGGACCGAAACATGGAAGTGGTCGATCCCGATCGGTACTCAACGAACCAGGACGCCGTGATCAAACTCATCGGCTGGGCTGGCAATATGACCCGATCTAACGGCTTCCTGCAGGGAGTGCTCAAGTAATGGTATATTCACCAACTTGGATCTCCGAATCCACCCAGATCGGCTGGACCGCTCCCGGTAACGTCGATTCCTCGATGCTGGTCCCGGCCGGTACGGTCGCCACCTTCCGGGACGCAATCCTTGGCGGCGGCGAGTTCATCTATCTCCTCGGTGCTGCCAATACCATCCTCGGCTCGGTAGTGACGTATCAGCTCTCCGATGGCGTCTCGCTCAATGGTACTACGGTGCTTTGGGCAGGCACGGCCAATACGGGCGCTCCCATCGCGGTTGCGACGGCGGCAATCGTGGCTGCCAAATGGGGCTGGTATCAGATCGGCGGTGCGGCGATTGTCGCGACCTCCGGGACGATCACGGCCGGCAATCCGCTATATTTCCAGACCACCGGCGTCGTTCAGTCGGCGGCGGTCAATGGCAAGCAGATCGACCATGCGGTGGCGAGTTCTTCCAATGGCACGCCGACGACCAATCAGGCCATCGTCACGCTGGACAGGCCGGCGGTGCAGTCGCAGATTCTCTAGCGTAACTGTCCCGACTACGACTCCGGTCCCTTTGCTCCACGCGAGGGGCCGGAGATTTTTCCAAGCTGCCCCTCAAGGGCGACGGAGGACTTATGGATAATGCTGTGCCGTTTCTGTGGACTGACCCTGCGGCGCCTCCCGGCGTCGTGCCCGACCAGCTCATCGTGTTCTTTCGCGAACAGGCGATGAAGGACGAAGAATCGTCCAAAGTGGCGGGTTATGACATCTTCGACAATGTGCTGATGGCTGAGATTTCAGCCGGTGGACATGGTGCCAAGTCCACGGTCGTCCATGAATGCGAGCGCAAGAAGCCGGACGGAACGGTAATCAAGCATCCGGTCTATTACCGGCGTTACCAGACGATCATTGAGCAGTTCAAGAGCGGCCAGACCGACAACGGGGTAGGAACGCCCCTGAACCTTCTGCCCGGCATGGATGCGGCCAAGATGGCTACCCTGAAGGCATCGGGCGTGCATTTTGTCGAGACGCTGGCGACGGTTCCCGATTCGATGCAGATCACCCAGATGATGGGCTTCGGAGAGCTTCGCGGTAATGCGCGGAAGTTCATCGATCTGCGCGAGAAGAATGCGCCGATGGTGAAGATGGAAGCGGTCGAGAAGGAACTGCGGGCCGAGAACGAGCGGCTGCAGCGCCAGATGGACGAGCTCGTCGCAAGGTTCGGCGGCACTGAACAGCCAAAGCGTGGTCCGGGCAGGCCGCGCAAGGAAGAGCAAGAGGCAGCCTGATGGCAAACAATCCGCATTTGGTTGCGCTGGCTCGTCATTTGTTGGCTGCGCCAAATGCGAATCAGAGAGCGCCCGCAGTTCCGGCCTATCAGATGCCTTTTGCCGGACTGCATAACGAACCCTACGGTGCATTGCCGCCCTATCAACCGCCGGGAACTGATGCTGCCGCTGCCATAGCTGCCGCTCGCCCCATTGCACCTCCGGTGACCGCTACGCCTCCAATGACGCCTCCCGCCATCGCGCCGGGAGATCAGACGGTCCCGCCGACTCCGCTCGATCCCAATATCATGC